TCATCTCCTGGTAAAGCTGACCTTCCAGAGTCGTTGCTCGTTGTGTAGCCTCATCAAGCTGGCTCTGGAATGATTTAGTGATATCCGCTCTGACCTGGTCAACTGCGCCCGCGTCGATCAGTTTTTTCTGGTCAATTTTGGTCATCATATCCAGTGCTTCAATCGCCTTAGCCGGATCACCAATTTTGGCAAATTTGGCCAGACTGGCTTCAGCAGACTCTTTCGCTTCACGGTGAGATTTTGCTTCACCATTCAACGCAGAAATCTTTCCAACGGCCTGAACAGCATCAAAGCCAACTTCCTGCCCATCCTCATGGACGTAGACGGGCAGACCACCAGCATCAACTTCCGCATACTGTTTGCCGTTCACTTCTACTGTCTTCAGTTTCATGTTTATACCTTTTCGAGGTCATCCGACCGTTGCACCACTCGCCATCCGGCTTATGGCAATAAAAAAGGCCACCCGAAGGCAGCCTGAGATTAATTTGGTTTGTGTTATTCAAATGCAGCAGCATCCAGTCGTCGTAGTGCATCCAGAGTGAGAAACTCCCCGGCATCGTTGAACATCTCCGGCACAGTGATTTTGCCGTCACGCAGCATCATCGCGCGGGTAACGCCCAGTACCTGCTCCTGTCGCGCGTACGGCTGTCGGGTAAGCCATTCGGCATAACTGGTATGCGCTGGTACCTGCCCGTCCATCGAGGCGCGTGTAGCGTTGTTCAGTTCGCCAAGTGGTATCTGCAATTCCTCCCACGATTTCGTGATTAGGATTTCGCCGGAACGACAGCAGAAGTGGATTTTGCCAGGTCCGCGCAGATAAGGAACTACATGCCCCAGCGGCTTGCCGTCGAGCGTGTAGAGTTTGCGGTCGCGGATAATGCACCACTGGCTGGTATGCGTGTCGAGTGTTGAGGACCACTGCTTGGCCTTCACGATATCGCTATTGGCCTGGGCGAACTCCTGGCGCGCTGTGGCGGCCATGTGATTCACCGCGGTACGCGTCACCACTGCCAGGTCACGACGGGCAGTGGTGATCACCCCATCTTCACGGTTGCGCTGCGGCGTTCCGGCGACACGCTTAACAATTTGCTCTACCGTTTCACCCTGAAGGAACCCGGAGCGAACGGCATTGGTAATCTTGTCCAGCCGATCCGTTTCGAGTTTCTTGCCCCACTCTTTCAGCAACCGCCCCTGGAACGGCTGCGCCACAGCTCCGGCATAAACCTGCTCTGGCGCGATGCTCTGAAGAGGGACATGTTTCAGTATTTGCTGAGGGATTACGCTGTTGAACAGGTCCATCTGATATCCGGCTTCATAATCAACGTAGCGCGTCAGTTCGCGGGTCAACGCGGTATTAACCAATTCGTAGGCCTGCTGGTTGAGGTCCCGTACACCAGCCAGCAGCGATGCCAGGCGGCGGGCGCTGTAGGTATCAGCACGCTTGCCGTCCAGGAGCACCAGCAACCTGGCTGCCAGTTCAGAATCCAGCTTATTGAGTAGCGCCACCATGCGCCGGGCGACGCCAGTACCGTAGCGGCTCACATACAGTCCGTGCGCTATCGTCTCGTCCTGTAGGCGGTCATTGACAGTTCGGGCCATATCACACCCCCGGCGGTGGTTCAGTCAGCGATGCAGACTCGGCCAGCAACTCATCCAGAACCTTCTCCGGATCAGCATCAGCATCAATCAGATTGAGTTTTTGCAGGGCCTTGATGGCATCGATGCGGCGAAGGTCTCCGCCCTGGCGCAGTGACTGAATGGCCATCGCCGCTGGAGGATTGAACTCTTTCGATTCAACATCCAGTTCGGTGCGGACATCTACGTTGCCACCTTCCTTCTCGCCTATGTACTCAGCCATGATTTGCAGGATGTTGTCGATCGCGTCTTCCAGGCTGGTTGCCATGGTGTAGAGCGGCGACTGCTCCTGCATTTTCTCTTCCGAGGTCTGGTCTACTGACTTGGTCGAGGTGTTATCGGTACGTAGCAACTTCGCGCCAGCCTGGCGCATCTGCTCTACCAGCTCAGCCAGCGACTCTTTGCCAGCGCCAATGGAGGAACCTGTGTGCTCGACGTATTCGAGCCCCTGCTTCTGCCGATCGGTGAATGAAGCTGCTGATGATGATCCGATCGTCAGCTCCTGCCCCTCCTCGAGACCGAAAACTGTCAGTATTGGCACCCTGGCGACGTGTAGGATGTTGTCCTGCTCACTCTGGCTCTGCCAGTGCTTGATGTTAAGCAACGCCATGTTGAGCAGCGGCGGAGAGCCGCACATAAAACCGGTGCGCTTGGTGTAAAGCGTGACCAGCGTGATGTCCTTGCGGGAAGTTTCCCATGCCTCATGCAGTGCCCAGGTTGCCGAGCCCTCAGCGCCAGTAGTCTTGCGGTAAATCTCAACTTTCCCTGGAGTCAGATAGCGGATCTGCTCGACTTTCTTCTGCCCGAAGTCGTCACCATCTTCAACCACAACCTCTTTGATGCGCAGTGCTGTGAGCTGAACCTTACCGCCGACCATCTTCGACCTCCAGCCAATTAGCTGGCGGGGATTGAGCATGGTTACGTAGGGTCGCGCGCCGGTGGCTTTTTCATCTGCCTTGGTCTTCACCTGTTCGGCGTCTACGCGCGGAAAATCCACCAGCGCATGAGAAAGGCCATACTGCATCGCCAGGCTGAAGAATGCCTGCGCCCAGACATCAAGGCGAGTACCTTCCAGATCCACATCCTTTGCAAATTCACGCAGCGCACCCGGTACGTTTTCACCAAGCTGGATGGGCTCAGCAAAAACACGCCCAACATTCTGGTTAATCGTCTCTTCGTAGGCTGGCAATAGCGTGGCCACGTCGAGGCGCTTCTTATAGTCCTCTTTGTCTTCTTTCGGCCAGCGTGGCATGAATGCTTCGCCAAGCTGACGCATATACAGCGTGCCGCCCATCAGGGCGTCGTTAACGTCCCACGCCTGCACCATGTTCCCATAGTCCAGATTGGGTGTTGAAATATCAGGCATGGAGTTAGAGCCTCAGGTTGGTGACTTTGCCGACTTTCTTTGGTGGTGAATGCAGAACGGCATATCGGGTAGCATCCCAGTCGTGGTCTTCCTGCTGGGTATCTACATCGTCAGGATTTTTGCTGTCGCGCACGAGTACCGGCACACGGCTTATCCAGCCACGGCAGTAGTCGAAAACGTAAAATGCAGGTTTCTCTGGGATGCCGGATTCAAGTTTCTTACCTTCGACAACGGCCTCAAGCATGTCAGCAAACAGAGCCGCACCGTTCACACGCGATCCCGGTTTTTTGTTGGATGGCACCCACTTAACGTCCTGAGATTCCATCTTCTGAGCAATGGATAACTCATCATCACCAGTGTTGTAGATCGCCCCGTCAGCCGGGCCAGGGAGAACCCTCTTACAGATGCCGGGCATGATATTGAGTTGCCCCTGAGTTACCCCATTGAGTTTTATCTCTTCCGGCTCAGCAAGCTCTACGCCCACCAGCCGCTTATCAGCCCACGCCACGCCCTTGGCAACGTTGGTGGATGACATGTTCAGACCCTTGTTGAGCTCGTCCGGCGGGCAGCCGTACCACTCACCAATCAGGATCAGCGACCCGGCAGGCGGGCAGAAATGACGACCATCAGAGAGCTCTGCGGCGGTACCGTCTGCGCGTGCCCACCAGAGGTTAGAGAACGGCTTCGACTCACCCCAGTCATGGGAGCGGTCAACCGTCCAACTGTCAGGGATGCGGAATGGCTTAATGACATGATGGGAGGCATTCCACAGATGGTCGAAGCGTCCGCCGCTGGTGACATCCCAGGAACCCTCTACCCACGCTTTGCGCCGGTTTGGGTCCTTGATAGCCATCAGTGTCGCGATGTACTGCGGATCCAAATAAGGGTTTTCTTTGAACGAGCCGTGTATAGCCACGCGCGTCAGCGTCACGTCCTCTTCACGCTCGGTCTGCGGGTTAAACACTTTTTGCGTTTCGCGAATGATGGTGCCGCGCGGCGCGGGCTCGATGAAGCGTTTTTTCACCCAGGTATGGCCGATGCCAAACGGGTTGGTCGTGCTAAACGTCTCCAGCGGGATCGGCTTGAGTAACGAGCCATCATCCCGCGGATAGTTCTCAGGCCGGAACGAAGAGCGCCGGCAGGAGAACATCATCTCGTAGAACTCTCCAGACTGCTGCTTGGTCAGCTCGTTGAATCCGATGAACGGGAATTCCTGACCGTGATAATCCCAGTAGTCGCCCTCTTCTTTCCCAAAACGGAACAGCAGCTCTTCGCCTGTCGGCCACACCCAACGTAATTCACTGGCGGATGCCAGATAGCGTGCACCGTCGTTAAACAGGCGGTACATACGCTTCGACTGGGTGATGATGTCGGTGAGGTTTTTATACTCGGTATCGAAAATAACACCACGCCAGAACGAGCCATAGCCCAGACCAACGAGGCGGCGAAAGCGCGCCAGCTGCGCCGCAGTTTTCCCCGGGCCGCGTGTCCCCTCGTAAAGAATTTCGTTACACGGGCAACTCAGGGAGAGCGATTGCGATCCCGGTAAAGGTTTCCAGACGGCTTTGTAATTCATCCACCGAGCACCCCATCCTGTTGTTTCTGCGCTGCCGCTTCCCAGTCATCCACGCTGTCACTGGTTGGCACCAGCATGACGTTATGTGTGACTTCTTTCGTTTCAGCCTTATTCTCGATGCTGTAGGCCTCACGTTCGAGGCCGATCAGCGTCTTAAGGCTGTCGCTCAGATCTTTCATGGATTTAACGCGGGAAGGCAGGCTGATTATTTTGTGGTACAGATCGTTGAGCTTATCCTGACCTTTATCATCCTCACGGCGCATCAGGTCGCCGAGCATCTCAAGCGCAGCCACATCGCCACACTCACCGGCCAGCTCATCGAATAGCATGTTTGTCAGTTCGCGAGCCCGACGAATGTCTCCCCGATGCTCCATGCGTACCGTGGCAATCACCTCGGCAGTCGCCTCTATCAGTACGCGTTCGGTCAAAGTGCTTTCGTTGCGTACCGTTCTGCGTACCTCCTGTTTGCGTACCAGATCGTCAGCCTTTTGCTGAATCTTCGCATTCAGGTCGCGCGACCAGTCGTCACGCTTGGCACGCTTACGGATAGCCCCTTCGCTAATACCATGTAGAGATGCTATTTCTCGGAGGGACATCACTCCGGCCCGGTACGCCGTCTCGATGGCCTCCCAGTCGGGTGATTTCACTGGTGATCCTTAGTTAAACTTTATTAATTTTCTGCCGTTAATGATCTTACAAACGTTAATGATGAGGTGAGTGTTCGATGGAATGGCTACTTACAACGCTAATGATATTGCTTGCTGTGTTGATTCTTTACACTTTATTCACTCATGGTATCGCAGGAAGATTTCTCTATGTTGATAAAAGAAAAAAAGATGTAACTCTTCATATGGCTATCTTTGGCACACCAAGAAATAAAAAAGGTGTATATAAACTCAAAACGTCATTTATTAATGCATTGAAGAAACTTAAGAAAAATGGTCATACAAGCGTATCAATGGAGAGTCATCTAATCGATT